CAATTACAGTTTTCACTCAACATCGTTTTCCTTCACCCTTCTTTTTTCCGCTTCTTTCAGCGCTCGAAAAGTCATCACATACACGTCCTTCGAATACGTATCGGCCTTAATGGGAATTAAAGGCGCTATATAGAGCCAGCAATCCATGTACGTAATATCATCCATCGTTTTCCTCCCATTCCTCGCACGTCTCATCTTTCAACCGGAAATCTGCCCGGTGTTCGCTGTCACCGTTGCAGCAGACACCCTCAAAATGCTGCATACCACTTGCAGTTCACACACCGTCTATCCACGTCTGCCCTTCGCCTCCTTTGCGCTTTGCGCGCTTGAACGCATCGCACAGGAAAAAGTTCTTTACAGCCTCGTCCCCAAACGCCGCCTGCATCGCGTTGATGTATTCGATACCGCCGGACGTGTAGTGTGCCGGGTGGTTTACATTGTCGCGTTTTTTCGCTTCGATGTACTCCTCGGCATATTTTGCAATCTCGTCCATCGGATTTGCATCCTCGCTGTGCTTTGTGGCCGTCTCGGCAATGGTGGTCGTGTCGTCCTCGCTGTGCTTTGCTACAATCTCTCCGATAGTCGGCTCGTCGATTACTTCAAAGCCCATCAAATCAGCAAGGTCTTTTGCTTCGTTACCGCAAGTATATTTCACGGCATCGCATATAGAGCAAAAAGAGCATTCAGCGGTCTTGCAATACTCAAAAATTGCTTCCGCGAGGTTGTACACCTTGTTTCCCTTCTTAAACTTCATCGTCTTCCTCCTTCGGCAGCTCCGGCATCGGCATCCAATGGGTTACTTCGCAATCTACCGGACAGTTGTAAACATCGTCCGGCGTGAAGCATCTGCTTTCCCACCAGCACTCCGGAATGATGTAATCGTCACGCTCTTCGTCATAACGGCCATACTCACAGCTATCGTTCCAGCTCCAATCGCTGTCTCCTACGAACAATGTCCCGTCTTCATGGATTGCTGTTGCAATAAATCGCCTGCCATTTCTATTGCAGACAATCATCACTTCGGTTTCTGGTTTTGGCAGGCGTTCGGTTATCGGGATCCAGCGGATCACTGGGGCGACATCGGCGGCAGGCGTAGCGTTAATCGCCTCTTCGGTTTCTTCCCACTCGCTCTGGAACAGTTCGATAGGGGCGTTTTCTACCGCGTTAATCGCGGCCTTTTTCGTGATGTATTCAGCCATCGTTTTCCTCCTGTCTCGCAATAACCTTTACGGCGCATTCTCCGCGTTCTGCTACATACCACGCGCAGCGCTCATGTACGCAACCGCTGTAAAAACGATTTCCCGCGTCCGGCATAAGGAACGGGCAATAAACCTCCCGCTTTTCTTCCTTCTGGTTGTCGCTCTTCCAATCATCAATAAACTTATTCCACATCGTTTTCCTCCCATTCCTCGCACGTCTCATCCTCCAACCGGAAATCCGCCCGAAACGCTGCACACCGGATTTTTGTAACTGTTCAGCAGCAAATCCGCTTTTTTCATCGTGTTGCGGATTAACTCATTCTCCGGTGCAGCGTTCAAAACTGCTTCGCTGACCATTCAAATCACGCCCTCCATTTCAATCTGCACGACTTCCGGCTCTTTCAGCATATTTTCCACCGCATCGCGGTAAAACTCCTTGCAGATTTCAAATCCGTAACTATCGCGCCCCAGCTCCCGCGCCGCTCTGAGCGTCGAACCGCTCCCGGCGCATGGGTCAATTACCGTGTCGCCCGGGTCTGTGAAAATCTCAATCAGCTTTTTCAGCACCTTCACCGGCTTCTGCGTCGGGTGCAGCTTGGGAATCTCTCTGCCGTCCCGTTCCCAGTCGATATGGTCAAACACCATCTTTCCGCTTCCGCGAATGACCTTGCCGTCCTCGTCGTACTGCCTGCCGTTGTTAAACTTCGGCAGCTTGTCGCGATACAGTACAACCGCAAATTCGGTTGCGCCTACAATGCGCATATTGGCTTTGAGCACCTGCGCCGAGTAGTTTTTTGTGAAAAACAGCGGATAGCTGTTCTTGAACCCGTACCGCCTGCCATACTCCATCACTGTTTGTATCTGGTCGAACGCGCAAAATACAATCATTGCCGGTGCGGCGTTCTTTTCCTTCGGTTCTTTCTTCAAAAGCCGATTACAGAAGTGCATATACTCTGCAATCTTGAAATAGCCGTCAGTCCGAAAGAAGCTGCTCTTTGCCTTCTTGCTCTCGCCGTTCTTGTTATCTCCGCCAACATACCACATCGGGTTGCTCCCGTAAGCGTCCGCGCCGATGTTATACGGAATATCCGCAATAACAAGCTGCGCTTTCGGGATGCCGTACCGCTTGTAATTCTGGAAATTGTCGTTGAACAGCTCGCATTTCAGCTCCTTCATTCTTCGTCCCTCCCAATAATCTCGATCTCCACCCGCGGATTTTTTGAATCTACATAAAAGTGGTCTTCAAATCCGATAATGTTCTTCCAACCGTCATTCTTAAGGAACCGCGCCTTAACAAGCGCATCCTGAATGACCTTGCGGCCAAACGCACAAATGTTATCCTTATCCCGCCGCCGGTCTTTCTCGTACCAGCGATAAATCATGTACACCGGCTCTTCAAACTCCACGTTTCCGAGCTGTCTTGCCGCGTGCATCACAACGGTTTCGCACTGCTTTTTCAGCCGCGCCCCCTCCTGCCGGTGTCGTCTCTCCGCCTCGATCAACTCATTCAGTCCCGGCAGCGGGCCTTTGATTACAAATTTCATCTTTCACCTCTGCTGGCTTTCACTCGTGCCGCCCACTCATTTTCCCAGTCACTGGCGGCGGGCGCACCGTTAAACATCGGCGCATCCGTTTTGGTTTTCTTCGGCTTGTCTCCGATTCTGTCCCAAATGATACCCTTCCAACCTTGCGACATACTCAGCCGGATAACCTCGGCTACTGCCTGTTCGCCGTGCTGCTTTACGCGGTTCTCAATCATCGTGAGAAGGTTTCTGAGGCCAGTTGGCTCGTATGCATCCCTGCGCTCCTTCTTGTATCTAATCCAATCTTGAACCGCCGAACATACCGGCTCCGAGAATCGTTCTGTTAGGTCGAGTTTCTTATCGGCTTCTTGGGCTTTGGGCTTCGGTTTAGGCTTTGGCGAACCTTTTGCCGGTGTCGTCACTTCGTCGCGTTCGGTGCTCTGGTACTCGTCGTACTTGCTAACCGTGATAACTGTATAGCGCCGATTGGTTTCCACCGTGATTTCGCCGGTCTTTTTCAGTTTACCGAGCGCCGTCCGTACCTGCTGCACAGACAGCCCACTTTCCGCCGAGAGCGCCGCATAGCTGGTTGCAAACGCACCACGCGGTATTTCTATACCCTGCCACTCGCAAGCCTTGTAATTCGCTCTCAGCAGGACGTGCAGCCATAGCTTGCAGGTGGGGAGGTCTTTGTACCATCCCCACTCCGTAAGCGCACGGTGCAGCTTAATGTGCCCGTTCATCGTTCCTCACCTTGTCTTAAAACGGCGGCTCGTCATCGTCCGCCTCATCGGTCGGAATAAAGTCGCTTGTCTGTCCGCCGCTGTTCTCGCGATTCTTCTTCGTCTCGCCGAAGGAAACATCCTCGCAGTTGATCTCAATCGCAGTGCGGTTGTTGCCGTTCTGGTCTTGCCACTTGCGGGACTGGATACGGCCAACAACGATCGCCATCATACCCTTGCTGAACCACTGCGAAACAAACTCTGCCTGCTTGCCCCATGCAACGCAGTCGATAAAGTCTGTCTGTTTCTCGCCGTTCGCGTCCTTGCGGTCACGGTCAATCGCCAGCGTGAACGAACAAACCGCTGTGCCGCTCTGTGTGTGGCGTAACTCCGGGTCTCGCGTCAGCCGACCCATTAAAATTCCCTTATTCAGCATAATTGCAAATCTCCTTCGTGATGTACGATTTCAGTTCCTCCGGCGTGTAATACACCCGAGCGCCGATACGCACGCAGCGGATATAACCCGCCTTGTGGATTTCGTCCAGTGTGTCCACGCTGATATTCAGCGCGTCCGCCGCCTCCTTACGTGTCAGCAACAGCTTTTCCATTTATCGTCCCGTCCCTTTCGTATACTTCTGGTTTTCCTCACTCCACAGCGGATAAATGCTCTGCAGGTACTCCCGCATTTCCCGCTTGATTTCCTTGCCGTCGCCCTGGTCCATTTCCCGGTGACAGTCCGGGCACAGCATCACAAGGTTTGTCGGCAGTCCCATGCCGCCGCGTGCTCTCGATACAAAATGGCACGCTTGCAGCACACCGCCTTTCCCGCAGTGGCGGCAAATGCCGCCGTCCCTCTCCCAGCATTCGCGCCATACCGCCGGACTAATGCCGGTAAACTTGGTCTGCCGTCTCATTCTTCCATGTCCTTTCTCGCCGCGCGTTCCAACCTGCGCTTTGCCCTTCGTCTGTAGTCTTTCTTCATCTTCGCCCATCCGCTGTGATTTCGTGCCCAGCAGGCGAAGCGATAGCCTATTTTCCAGTCCGCTGGTACAAAGCGTTTGTATGTCGTAAACCTCATACGCAGCGTTCCTTTCTTCCGGTCTCCCACTCGTCTTTCAACTCGCTTAACAGGCTGGGTGACGCGGTTTCCACTCCGGCGTTTTTGCAATCCTGAATGCAGTTGTCAATCAACTGGGACATTTGCCTCTTGTCAAAATCGCTTGAACCATAATACGCAAGCACTGTTGTGCAACCGTTGATTTTCGATGCTCTGGTTTCAATAAATCTTCCAATATGGTTGCTCGTCCACTTTTGACCGAAACTCGCTACTGCCTGTGTCTGCATACACAGTACTTCATAGTTGCCAATGTCTTTGATATGTCGTCTGTAAATGCACTCCGGTGGTTCACCCATGGCCTTAGCCAGTTTTCCGCACAGCGCCCAGTACATCGCATTTGCGTCAAGGTCTCGTCTTTCCTGCTTAGGCGCGATCTTGGCGGTATACACCTTACCATCTTTGAGTTTTTCGCACTCAACTCGTGCCATAGGTGCATTGCTGACGTGAATACACAACCAATTTCCGAGATCGTTGTGTATTACCTGCGCACGATCGAATTCATGCGTCATTCTGCACCGCCTTGTGCTGTTCTGCCTTGATAGCGTTCCATTTCGGTTCAAGCTCCAAAATGGCTGCGTTCATTTTTACGATGTCGTTTTCGTCTTTCTGGTACTGCTCGTGCCACACTTTCGACGATGCATCCGCATCTTTACCGCTGATATCGTAAAGCAACTGCTTTACTTTTTTCGCTTTTATCTGAACCGCTGTCTGCTTATCATTGCGTTCCACAGGCTTTGACTGCGGCGCAATCTCCGCATCCGGGTCATCCATCTTTGTTGGAATCTCTTTCATTTCCTCGGTCGGAATGCAGAACACCTGAAAGCAGGCGTACTTGAATGCAATGCTCATTGCCTTGTTCGTCGCCTTGTCGCCGCTGTCCATGCCCTCGCCGATCACAACGCACTGCACGCTGCTGCCGTCCTGGGCGTAGAACGTATACCGTACCGTGCAGACCGAATAAATCAGGTTCCCGCCTGTCTTGGTCTGCCGCTCCTCTCGGCGCTGCTCGATGATCTCTGGCACGACGAAAATGCCGTGCTTCACCATTGCGGGCTGCAATGCGTTCATCACATCGTCAACGCCGCGATACTTGAACTTCTGCTGCACGTTGGTCTTGTCCTTGCCGATTGCACCAACGTCAGCCATAACACCGATAATCGCCTGATAAATTTCTGCCATATCACTTCACCTGCAAATTCATATTTTCCACGAGTTCCGCGCCCGGAACGCTTTCACCGCTTTTCAGCAGTTTGCCGATTGCCGTCTTGTCCGGCTTGCGGTCGATAACTACCTTGCACAGATCGTCCGGCACCATTACGTCATTCGTGATGCTCACCTGCATACTCTTGCGAAACGACAGTGCAGCTTTCGCCGTACTGATCTTGTCTTTGCCTACAGCAAGCATACTGTCCGCAAGGTGCTGCTTCATGTACTCCATACGCTTCCTGGTCGCATCCTCTCGCGCTTTGAGGTTGTCGCGCTCGTTCTTGAGCGCCTTAACCTCTGCGTCAAGGTTCTTGATGGTGACGGCATACGCTTCGGCCTTGTCCTCAAACGCCGCGTCCAGACCGTCTACAGCCTCAAAGCCGCTGACCTCGCCGGTCTCCTCGTCGATAACGATGTTTGCCATTGCGCTTTCAAATTCGCGCGTCAGTTCATACAGATTCATGGTTCGTCCTCCTCGTAGTCCTGCACAGCAATTCGCAGATCAAGCAAAAAGTCCTTAATTTCGCTGCTGAACAGGTGTTTATAATCTTCCAGATACAAGCCAATAGCAGTTTCGGCTTCCCGCATATCCTGCAACCGGTTAAGTCGCTCCTGATCTGCCCTCTCCGTAGGCTCTAACGCCCGCTCGGGGCATCCTGTAATTGCATCACGCATTGCGCAGCGCCTCCAAAACGTCCTCATCACACATGATTTCCGTTTTCCCGTCTTTCGTTCTCACCCATAGACCATCACCTGTGCGGGTGTAATATTCCTTCGCTCCGGTAATCATTCCACCCTCGATGTTCATCAGCCAAACCGAAGCGGTACATCCCCGCGTAGAAACATTCATGCCAATGCTTGCAACCACTTCGCTACCCTGCTTTCCAAGAACCAGATCAAGCAGGCTGTGAAACAGCTTCTTGTTCTTGTCTTTCATTATTCATCCACCTTTGTAATCGCGCCGTTTTTCAGCATATAAAACGTATCCGCTTTGATGGTTTCTCCATCTACGCAAACAGCCTGAACGCCTAAAATGTGCATTTTTTCATCACGTTCCGTGAGCACCAGCCAACAGCCGACAGCGCCTTTCGCTTTGCTGCCATACCCGGTAACGACCGCAATGCTTTCCGCTCCTCCAACCGTGGCGGCGCTCCAGTCGCCCGTGTTCGTGGCGGCGCTCCGGTTGCCCGTATTTGTGGCGGCGCTCTGGCTGCCCGTGTTCGTGGCGGCGCTCCAGTCGCCCGTGTTCGTGGCGGCGCTCTGGTCGCCCGTGTTCGTGGCGGCGCTCTGGTCGCCCGTGTTCGTGGCGGCGCTCCAGTCGCCCGTGTTCGTGGCGGCGCTCTGGTTGCCCGTGTTCGTGGCGGCGCTCCGGTCGCCCGTGTTCGTGGCAGCGCTCCGGTTGCCCGTGTTACTCTCTTTCGCGCTCTTAAAACACACTTTTCCCAGAATGAACTTCACGCCAGCCTGAATCAGCCCCGAAAGGCCAATCTCTGTTTCAATCTTGATTTTTTTTCCAACCCGCTGGCTGTCCTCCACAGCCTGCTTGTTAGCATCCAAATCCACCTCGCAGTAACGCGAATCTGCCGGGCTGTAGTATTCGAATGCGTCCATCGGGTTCTCGCAGGCGTGGAAACCCTTGTGGCAAATATCCGCCGCGTCTTCCTCGTACTCTTTGCCGATTTCGTACTGAAAACCACGGCATTTCAAGTCCTTGTCAAAGCCTTTGTAGCATTTCACTTGTTTTTTCTCCTCTCCAGTGCTATAATCACCGTAAACCTATTTTTCTTTGCCGCTGTTCGGGTTGCCGTCCGTCAGCGGCTTTTCTCATTCCTGCATGTATTCCAGTTCACCGCTGATTGGCGCGAAACACTGCGGGAACGTGTTGCCGTAGATATCTTTCAGCAGTACAAACCGCCATCCCATGCGATCTACGGTCTTAACCTGCTGTGTCGGCGGCAGCTTTGCCATCTTCTCGCAGCGCTGCTCCAGTTCAGCCAGTGTGCATACATCCTCCGGCCGAAAATCCAGTCCGTCCTTCTTGCGTGGTGCAAACCGCATCACCCGCTCGGTATCAAACGCCGAGCCGTTAATTTTCACTACCATGCTTGTCCTCCGTTCTCATGCTGATCGTCTTTGCGCTCTCGCGCATTTGCAAGCCGTACTTCGCGGCGTTCATCGCCTTGCCGATAACCCGGCGCTGCATGTCTTTGACTTTCAGCGTTTTCCTTCTTGCTTCCGTCATATCTTGTTTTCTCCCCTCAGCGATAACGACCGCGATATCTCTGACGGTGCTCATAGGCCGCAAGCAGCATGCTTGCCCTTGCGCTCACCATGCCGACAGCCAGCAGCGCCAGCATGATAGCGGCTCCGGAAAACAAGTCGATTCTTCCGTTCTCGGTCATACCGCCGGAAATCAGCGTTCCGAGAAAACACATTCCTGCAAGCCAGCCACAGCGTTTGTACATTGGTTTCAATCCCCTTTCGCGGTTTCTTGTAACCCTCGAACGTAGTGAGAGGGTTATTCTTTTCTTTCTTTCTTAGAAAGTTAAATTAATATATATTCGACCGTAGGGAGAATATATATATACTTCTTTTCTTTCTTTGTTACTTTCTTTCTTATGCCTCGGTGTGTTGATGGTTTGTTATCGGTGTGTTGATTGTGTGTTATCTGTGTGTTGATGGTATGTTGTTGGAGTGTTAAGCAGACGCTTCCGCCTGCACCAATCGGTTAGCCACATCGGCCACATGATAGCGACCGCCAGTTAAACGTGGAACACCATCTAAATACCTCTGCACGGTACGATAACTAACGCCAAACCAGTCTTTTAACTGTTTTGTGGTAATATATTCGCACCCTGCGAACGTGCGTAAACGGCCTTCAACCGTGCGCCTGCGGTTGCTTAATTCCGTTGCTGTCATTCGTTCAACCCTCCGCTTTCTGTGTGTTATTGGTGTGTTGATGGTTTGTTATCGGTCTGTTGCTTAGTGTGTTGATGGTGTGTTATCTCTCATCATCCTCGTTGCCGCAACGCAGCATCGCACACACAATAAGCAGCGCCATTTCAACGCCCAGTGTTGCTAGCACTCCGGCAACAAAAGGTGGAATATACATCGGTATCACCTCCGCTTGTTCGACCCTTCCTTGCCGTGGTATAATAGCTGGGAAAGGAGGTGTCGATCATGATTGAAAAACTAACAAAAGAATCTCAAAAGGCGCTTGCGCTCATGTACCGAGCATATCTGCGCCGCAGAGAATCCGGCGTATCAAAATCGGATGCCACCGTTTTTGATATTCCTTCTGGTGAATGGTCTTTACTGCTGGAACAGCATCCACCAATCGAGGATTCTCTTGACGAATTAAGTCGTCAAAATTGCATTTCACAAGACCTTATCGGAAATGTAACCATTCAAGATTCTGCAATCGCAGAGCTTGAAACACAAACTACCGACAAAATCAAAGAGTTTCTTTCGTTTTGTTCTCAATTCATTCCATAGTTTCAAAATCGGGCCGCGGCTGAACGATCAGTCGCGGTTCTCCGCTTTCATCGTCACCGTTGTACTGTACGCTGCCGCACTTTACTTCAAGTGTCAGCACAGGCATTTGACCGCCCTTGTGCTCCAGTTTGTAGCCCATGCAGCCATACCGCATATCTACGCCGTCAACCGACAGCTCTTGACATTTTCCGTCGCGGTAGCTGATCTTGACATTTCGGAATTTTCCCATGTCCTTCTCACCTCCGCTTATGCGCTCTCGTTGTCATGGCGGTCAAACAGATACTCGATATTCATACCGGGGAACAGTTTGTCTCGGATAATACGGGCTTCGCTGTAAGTAAAATCCGTGACGCCTTGCATCTTGTTTCGTACCGTCTTTTCGCTGCAATTCATAACCTGCTGAATATCATAGTAGGTCACGTTGAATCGCGGCATTTCTTTTTCAATGAATCTCATACAATCACCTCCTGTTACCATATTCGGTAATCTGTGTTATTATAATATCACCGAATACGGTAATTGTCAATGGTGTATCGGAAATATTTTTACCTAATTCGGTAATTTCTTTATTGACACTGCATGCGTATAGTTATATAATGAAGTCATAGAAAGGAGGAATTGAAATGCTGGTAGACGCGCTGGATATAATGAAGCAAAAAAGTGGTAAAACACTGCAACAGATTAGCGATGAGTGCGGAATACCCAAAGGAACGCTCAACAAAATCTTTGCCGGGCAAACCAAAGACCCGCAATACGGGACTTTGAAAACCATTGTTCATGCACTCGGATTCACTGTTGACGATCTGGAGAAGTTCGAAAATCCAGAAATAAAAAAATCTCCCGCTCCGGCCGAAGCCAAAGCGAGAGAGATAAATGCAAAACATATTATGGATGTGTTTGTGTCAGCTGGAATTATGCCTGCTGGCGAAGATTTGTCTAACGAGGACTTAATCTTTCTCCGATCGATCGCCAACGCAGTTTCCACTTGGTTTCAAGAGCGCCACCAGACCGGATAAAATCTTTTCCGGTTCTTCAAATGTATTGAGATAGGCGGCGAATGCCTCATAGTTTGGATATTTATTATTTTCCATGTTTTGTTCCCTGCCTTTCTTGATACTATGGTATTACCAATATAAGGCAATATCAAGCAAAATCGTCCGTCAAGTTATGACAATATTATATATCGAACACTTGTTCGATACAAGGACGAGTTTTCTAATCGCAAGTAAAGTCCGATAAAAAGGACTTATGCAACACGGGAGAGTGTCAAAATGAGTTACGAGGTTTGCTTTTACAATGGACGTATATCATTCATCTTTCCCAAACCTGCTGGTGCTCTTTATGACAATCGAGATATTATCTACGATGCAGAAAGAATATCCGTAGATGGTGAAGCGCATGATTTAACATCTATTTCGTCCATTGAATCTATTCCGGTTCCTACTTTTGACACTTCAATATCGGTGCACGATGATTTAGGTGTCACCGGTTCGTTGGAATATGTTCTAAGGATGCATGCAAGCAGGCTGTGGAAAATTGAAAAGTACGACTTAGCACTTGCATGTATAGAGAAAGCAACCGAAATCATGTTTGAATCGCCCATCGGTTGGAGTGAAAACGATTTCTACCGCGTCGTGCAATGGTACGAGGAAATCGGAAGATTTTCCAAAGCCTTAGAGTGGCAGCATAAAATCGAGGAAAACTCAAATAAAATCTCGGTTGGTGCTGCACTCAGAACCCGCATCTACAATGAGGTAAAGATCAACTGTCTGGCCATGGGCACAGATCTTGTTTTGATTCCATGGGAAAACGGAAGAAGTGCAGTGTCTGCCAAATATCAAGGACGTGTGTATACCATGCACGGAAATGATTGGCGTTTTCCTAAGCTCCCGAAATTCATTCTAAAGACCGGATATGTAGAGCCAGACGGCGCGTTCGTTCGATTCCCTATAGTCTTTTTCGACGACAGAAACCAAGATAGGATTTATTATAAAGGCGAAGAACAGCCTATGCTTCACACAAGCTGGAGGCCGTTTGTTGATGATCGAGACGAAGACGAGATCGAAGTATACAACGAATTGCAGCGCAGGATTCGTCACGACAAAGAGCGTAGGTTAAACCACAGTATATATTACCGTGTAAGGTATCTTCTTCCTGACCTATGTCCTAAATCTCTCAGCGGATTCACTCGTATAAAAAATCAGAACTCCGCCAAATATCAAAAGCTGGTAGAGGAACTAAGCGGTCTGGGTTTTGCGATTCCAGATACTACAATAGAGATTGAAGAACCAATAGACCCGGAACCAAACTACCACGGAGGACGGATTATAAAACCGTTTATTCTGCCGTGGAAGTGATACGCGGAATAAAAAGGGTGTAACGTTTTGTTACGGCCTTAAAGTGGTACTAAATAACGTTTGTTCGATTTTCAAGAGGATGCAAACAGCCTTGTTGCAAAGTCCAATAAACCGGACTTATTGCTTCTCTGGAGAGATTCCAGCCTCGCGCAGTTTCTTCGTCAAGAACTGCGCGACGGCTTTCGAAAGGTCACTAAAACCGGCTGCATCAAAGCCGACAAAGTATCCGTTGTTCTCTGCATTGGTCAAAGCTGTTTCAGCAAGGCGGATAGCCTTGCCTCGCTGGTGCTTAGTAAGCGGCAACGTGTTGATATAGTGATATAGGGCTTCAACGCTCTTGATCGTCGTTTCATCGCGTTTGACGCAAAGTCCGTTTCCGTATTCCATCGGTGATTAACTCCTTTCGCCCAGCAGTTTTGAAATGAAATACTGCTGACCCTTGCCGGTTACTTTCGGCGTTTTGTTTACGCTGATATGGCCGTCTGCATGGGTGACGCTGGTTTCCTTGACCTCAAACAAGCCTAACTCCATGCTTCGCTGTGTCGGCATATTGTAATCGGTGCCCTGACGGCGTACAAGATAGCCGTTCTCACGCATCCACGCAAACAGGCGCTTGCCGCCCATGTCAACGCCGTTCTGCTTGATGATCTTTGCAAGATCGAAAATTAGAATAGAAGTCTTGGCCGTGGCTACGCTGTCCGCGAAAAGAACCTTGGGTGCGTCTTGCTCGATCTTCTCCGAAAGCGTGTGGATTCGCTTGTTGGCAATCTGCAAGGCGCGTGCCATTACCTTTTCCGGGCTGTTCCAGTCGCGTTCAAGCTGTAAGAAATACTGGCGTGCCTGCTTGCCCTTGTCGTTGCGCTGGAGCATGCAAAGCTCCTTTGCCATATCAATAGTAATAGCAGCGTCGTCTACAGTACGTCGTACTTCACGGTTTCCCTCGTATTGAAGGCGGTCAAATTTGACCGGGTTGAAATCACGCCCTTGCTCAAAACCGTATTCACACATACGAGGAAACCAATGGCGAAAATCTGCGCCGACTTCGAGAAAGTCGTGCAGCTCGCGAGCGGATACGGTTGGTTGTTCGTTATCGTAGTTTACAGTAATGATTTCGTTCATGTATGTACCTCACTTTCCGTAATGGGAAAGGAGCGGCGGGAGCATCCCCCGCCATGCGTTACTCCAATGCTATCCCCGTTTCGGGAAAAGCTGCTTTGCTGTAGCTACGGGTATAGTTTAACCAGCGTAACACAAAATGTAAATTGACAAAATAACGAGGGCAAAAAGCAGAAAAACGTAATTTGCAAACTTTTTCAGAAAAACATTGTTTTTTCATTGATATATAACGTCACTGAATGGCAACGCATGCCGAAAAAATGCCGCTATATGTCCCACAAAGCCAATCTTCATACAATCTAAAAAAGTGCATAAAACAATTTTTAAGAAGTCGAAAATAAAAGGGAAGGTGAAATTATGTTTTGCACGAATTGTGGCACGGAATTCGAGGGGAATTTCTGCCCGAACTGCGGAACAAAGGCTGGTGAACAACCACCTGCACAAACAGTTGCCCCGAAGGAAACGCACGAGTATTACGACAAAGAAGGCGATCTAATCAACCTCGCCACGATCTACGGCGTATACAAGGACAGAACCAACATGGCCGCATTCTTCCGTAAATGCACCGATTACGATTCTGTCACTATCGGCAAAGCGCTGGACTATATCGAGGATAACGTAAAGCCTACAGAGTACGGGATGCTGGACACAATCCGCATGAAGCGTCAGATTGAAGCACCGATTGAGAAGATCATAAAAGTGCAAGCAGTGAACGACCCTTCGGTTAAATTGCAAAAGGCGCAGCTTTCCGAACTGAAAAAGGCGAACAAGCTACAGCAAAAAGAAATGAACGCACAAGCGCGTTGTCCGCGTTGCGGCTCCACTTCCCTTTCTGCGCATAAGAAGGGATTCGGCATCGGCAAGGCCGTGGTAGGCGCAGCCGTGACCGCGCCGCTGGGGCTGGGATTGATCGGTGCCGTAGCCGGAAACAAGGGCGCGAAAAAAGTCCGCGTCACTTGTTTGAAATGCGGAAAACAATTTTGGGCATAAAAAACGCCCACCGGCGGCAACCGGCGGACGTTATACGGGGGTAGAAATCTTGTGCAACGGAATTCTACCCTCTTATTATATCGAAAATAGGAGGAAAATGCAATGCCACGTCGAAAAAAAGACCCTCGCGGCTTTGTCCGTGAGACCGGAACGTATATGGGAAAGCACTACGACCTAAGAGCAAAAACCGAAAAGGAACTCAACGAGAAGATCAGAGCAAAACGCGCAGAGATCGAATCCGGAAGTAAACTCATTGAAGCCGGTGTTACCGTAAAGGAATGGGGGGAACGCTGGGTAGAAACCTACAAGTCCGGCGTGAAGGAATCCACGCGCAGGCTGATTGAGGGACGGCTTGTGAACTACGTCTATCCCTACATTGGGGATATCCCAGTCAGCAAAGTGCGGCCGCTGAACTGTCAGGAAGCGCTTAACTCTGCGGAAGGACGTGCGCCGGACACCGTAAAGAAGGTGCAGCAGGCAATCGAGCAGATGTTCCGTGCAGCCAAGCAGAACGGCTTGTGCGTCAATAATCCTGCGGAAGATTTGAAGATGCCCCGTACTGGCAAGCAGAAGAGCCACAGGAGCATTACAGATCGAGAACGTGTTATTTTACTGGAAACTGCAAAGACGCATCCTGCGGGGACGTGGGTGCTTACTCTGCTGTATAGTGGCTTGCGTCCGGCGGAAAGCCTTGTGCTGACATACGCCGATATTACAGGCGGTATGATTACAGTTAGCAAGGCATACGACCGAGACACCCGCGCCGAGAAATACCCCAAGTCAGACGCAGGCGTTCGCAAAATCCCGATCATCCCCCAGCTTGCCGCAGTCCTGCCGAAAGCCGGTTCGTTCGGTGAATTGGTTTTTCCGCGCAACGGGCACTTGTACGATGATAAGTCCATGCGTGCCATGTGGCAGGGTTTCCGCGCCGCTATGGATGATACCGAGCGCGAGTTGATCGCGGCGGGGAAAATCTCGCCCATTGCCGAGCAGCTGCCGCCTATCGTTCCCTACGATCTGCGCCACACGTTCTGCACGGATTTAGAGCGTGCGGGCGTACCGCTCAACGTCGCAAGCAAACTCATGGGACACGCATCTATCGAGATTACCGCCAAGATTTACACGCATACCGGCGAGGATATGATCGAGCGTGCAGGTGAGCAATTAGCCGCCTTGTTCAGTCCCACATTTAGTCCCATTAACGAAGTGCAAAAAACGCCTATGGCTGACATTATGCGAGAGCTGCAAGAACTTCGTGCAGCAGTGCTCAAAGCCGTATAAAATAACAAAAAAGCCTTGTTTCAATGGATTTACCAAAGAAACAAGGCTTTTTAATATGGAGCTGCTAACCAGATTTGAACTGGTGACCTCATCCTTACCAAGGACGAGGTGAAATTTCGAAACCCCACAGTATGTCTGAACTTTTGACACTTCAAAAATTTTAGTCCCATGTTTAGTCCCACTTGACCTATACATTGTACCACAGATAGCGCAGGACTTCAACACCGCAATGAAGGGAGGACATTTGCCCTCCCTCCATTCAATGCTTCACAACATAGAGATAGTATGCCGTTTCCTTATTTTTTACTGCGTCCTTGTCTTCGAGCCAGAACGCACAAGCAGCGTCAACATAGTAATCAATGTTGCGGATGCCGTGTTTCTCGTTGACCTTGCCAAAGTCGGAGTATACAGCGTTCATTGCCACCCAGAATTCTACCGGGTCGTAATTCAAGTTGTGCTGCTGCATTACCTGCTTGCACTGTTCAAACGTCCAGTGCGGGCCGGTCGTGCCATCAGCGTTCTGCATGTTGTGCAGCCATTCTTCCGCCATGTCCTTAGTCATACGTCCGGTGTGCGTGCTGGACGCATAGCCCATAGTGCGCTCAGAACCGTGCGTCTTGTCACCTACATAAGAAGTATCCCCCATGTAAGCATCATCGTCACGAAAGCCAATAGGGCGCATCTCGTCCTCGTAATCGGGGTAATCGGGGTACTCATCATACTCCGGATATTCCATGTTGCTTTTTGGTGCAAAGCGTCCGTCAGAATAACGGCGATAATTCCGCATCTCCGGTTCGCCGCCGTGAATACGCTCGTCATAGTAACCGTAAGGCTCAATATGATTGTACCGATACCGCACGCCGTAATGCTGGCGATCTTCGGGGTACGTCTTGCGGATTCTCCATTCCTCCGGCGAAGCATTCTCTCGGCGGGTGTGCTGCATCAACAGCATTCGGGTTCCTCGTTTCATGATGATACCCCCTTACACCGTCGGCGCTGTGCCGTTAATAGACCGCAGCGTGTCAGAATGAGAGCAGCAGGAATTACCGAGCATTCGGAAACTGCCGCCGCTGGACGAAGTGACAACGCGACACAGGTATTTGTGGCGGGTGTCCAGATTAAACACTGTCGCCTGAGCGCCGTTGCATTTCAGCAGCGGATACGTTACCGTTCCGTCCCCGATGGTGATTACCACCGGTGCGCCGATGATCGTTGTGCTCGGAATGTTCTGAGCGATTACGATTCCGTATACGCAGCCGTTCTGGTAATCTCCCGCCGGAATGTTCACCGTCAGCACGCCGCTTGTGTAAGTGACCGCCTGTGAGATACGCAGGTTCGGACACAGTTTTTGTACAGGCTTGCAAGCCATAACTATTCCCTCCTGTCAAAGGCAGGGGGATTGCTCCCCCTCCTGAATATCGTATCTCAGCAGCCGCAGGGGTTGCAGCCGCAGCCGGAAAACTGGTAAGGTGCCGGAACCGGGAACGCCGGTACCGGAGCCGGACGCAGAGCGTTTACAAGGTAGTTGTTCTGCGCCTCCTGAGAAGCCGCGAACTTGAGCGTCTGGTTCTCATTCTGGAGTGCCGCGATCTTCTCCGCCTGACGGGTGTTCTCCATCTGGTCGAGGCGTGCAATAATGCGGTCGGTGTCGTTGTGCGCAGTCTGGATAATGTCACGCGCATTGGTTGCCGCATTGTAGTTGGTCTCGCAGAAACCGCGCTCGATCTGACGCTGCGTGTCGCAGCAGCAGCTTGCCATCTGCGTACCCAGTGCGGTAAGACCGGCGGTTACGCCGTTAAAGCCGGTGTTCATGTTCTGGTTTACGCCGTTGATAAGCTGTGCATTCTGATAGCCAAGCTGGCAAATCGCGTTATCTACGCCGTGAAAGCCGTTGGAAACATTGTTGCCGAGGGTGTTAAAACCGGTCAGCATGCCGTTGTTAACGGCGTAAAAGCCGTCACAAAGGCCGTTCTGGATGCCAAGAACCGAACGAGACAGGTCGTTGAAGTTGAACTCGCTGCACAGGTCACTGCGCGTTACTGCACCCTGATAGCCTGCGCCGTTGCCGCCGTTGTTGCCCCAGCCCCAGCCGTTGCCGCCGAAGATCAGCGCAATAATCAGAAATGCAAAAATCCACGAGCCATTGCCGCCCCACATACCGTCATTGCCGCCGCCGTTGTTGTCAGAGCCAAGAGCGTAGCCGGTTGCAAAATCGTTATCCATTTGAAAATCTCCTTTTCAGTATATATTTGAACGGAACCGCGCGTATTCCGAACATGACAAATTCATGCCGGATTTTCTTCAAGATTCCGTAACTGAAAAGGGAACTGTAAAAAAATCGTCTGTTTTTTTACAGTTTCGTATTTACTTGATCTTCATGCCGAACTGCTGTGCAAACTGGTCGAGGTCAATTCCCCGTTCTTTGGCGATGTTCATCGCCATCTGCCGCAGCGCGTCCGGACTCTTGCCCTGCATACTCTGCATCAGCTGACCGACAATCGGATTATTGCCCGTCATCTGCTGCAAAAGCGCCGTCGGGTTTCCGCCGTGCTGCATCAGCTGCAAAACCTGCATCATCGGGTTATTCATCATGCTTCGTCCCTCCCAACTGGTCGCAGAGCGTGTTAAACCGTGCTTTCAGCTCGTCAAACTCGCCCCTCGCTACATAGTCAGGTTTTGGCGCATCCTGATCCTGCACTCTGCGGTACAAAGCAAAGTCCGCACAGCCGGTTTGCAGGTTTAATTGTTTGGTGTAGATTGCGCCGTGTGCCGTATCTGGCATGATAGTCAATGCGCCCGTGAAATCGGTCTGTACGGCACGCGCTTCTTCCACGCTTGCGACAGGCCTAACAAGGTGCTGCGGCGACTGTACAGGCTGCTGAACCTGCTGCTGTGGGTACTGCTGCGGCTGATACTGCGGCGTATAACCGCCGTATCCGTAAGGTGCTCCATATGCCATTAGCCCAGCACCTCCGTAACGTGTTCGCTGATGGACTTGCGCGCAGCCTCTTTGTATGCAAGATATTCCTCCAGATACTCCGTGTTGCCTGCTTCGCGGTAGTCCTCTGCAACGCGCCGAGCGCAAACAGGGTCGTAGCCCAGCAACTCAAGACGTTGTTCGTAACTCATAGGCGTTCACTCCTTATACTTTCAGTATAAGGCTTTTCACTGTCCCGAACCTGTCATAAAACTCGCAATATTTTACGTTTGATGCAGTTTAGCTTGCGGTACACGGTGCTTTCGCTCATATGCAGTGTAAGTCCAATCTCAACGATAGAACGCGCCGATGCCCTCATGTCGAACACGGCGCGTTCCTCGTCTGTAAAGTTGCATTCCTGCCGGAGGTATTCCATCTCCGGTCTTGTAAACTCCGTTAATTTCATGCGGTTATCCCCTTGTTATGGTGTCACCGCATATCTTTCCCCTCGTTTTTTCTCTTAGTCGTACAGATGTGCTCTGTCGTTGATAACCAGCAGGCGCAGCAGGTCGGTGCTCAGTGCCAGCTTGCCCTGATCGTCGCCCTGCAAAAAGCACTTGTTCACCAGCTTCTGCACGGTGTCTTTCGCCCACGCCGGGCATTCGGCAACGCTGTTGTATACTTTCTTTGCGCTTTCCGCTTTGCTGATCTCATGCTTTGCGATTGCGCGGGTCTGTGCTTCCGTCATATCTTCAACCTCTTTCTCTGTCAGCATGGTTTTGAATTTCTGCCACAACTGTGGATTGCGTACCCACGGTTCGGGACAATTTTTCCTCGTCACATCATAGTGACGGCACACGCGCGACACCGGAATATGGTACTTTTCCATCAGCTCACGGGTCAGCTTTGCTGCACGCTTCATGGTCTCTTCCGGGATAACGTACACGCCATTCCGGATAACGCTGCACATCTCAATGCCGATGGAATTAGCGTTGCGGCAGTCGTTGTAGTAACTGCCGCCGCGCTCCCTGCCGCAATGCCATGCCGTGTCCGTGTCCTTTACGCTCTGGTAAATCTCGTTCGGGTCTACAAAGTAGTGTGCGCTTGCCCGCAGATTAGCGTTGTTCGCGAAGTAATCCGCGTTGTTCTTTGCCGTATCGCCGTTGTTCGCGGTAAAATGCAGAACAATCCAGTGCACGGGAAACTCTCTGCCCTTGTGGTAGTTACTCGGGTTGCAGCCCTTAAAAGTGATTTTCATTTTTCCTCATCTCCGATTTTGTCCACCGCGTCCTTTGCGGCGGAAAGTGCCTTTTGCAGCCACGCCGGGACAGGTGCACCGAGGGAAACCGCGTTTTCAACGATACTGCCGAGTTCCGTTAGCGTGTACCACACGACAACGAGGGGGCAGAACAGCACAGTATATTCAAACGGCAGTGTAACCATGGGCAGATGTCCCATAATCATTCCGACAAGCAAATCTGCACCGCCTGCAACCGCTACAATAGCAATCTGTGCAACCTTGCGCGTAATGCCCTTCCATGCAATCTTTTTGTTCCATGCACCCGCCTGCATCGCCGCCGCCGTGCCCGTCAGGTAGTCCGCCGCCATTGCGACAACAAACAGCACCACAAGCCAGCCGAACCACCCCCACAGGGCGGTAAGGACAGCAATGCAAGCGGTAACAGCCGCCTTAAAATTGTTTACATTATCCATGCTTTTCTCTCTTTCTGTTGTACTTCTGCGTGAGATACAGCTCCGCAATCCTGTATTTGCGCACCGCCTCGCGGATTTCTGCAAAGTCCTCACGCTGTCTGATGTGCTTCGGAAAAAACTCATCAACGATCATGTTCGGTGCAGCGGTGTTTTCTGCGCCCTTCATGTTACGCACCCTTGGTGCCGCCGAACTCGGACGGTACAAGCTCGGGCAGACCGGAATCAATCAGAATTTCCGCCACCTGCTTTTTCAGTGCCTTGGGCACCGCATCGAACTCCGTCTTGCCGAGGATTACTCTCTGGGCAAAAAACATAGACATCATAATTACCAACCTTTCTAAACGTCTAAAAATGTTCATTATTCTGCGTAAACCTGCATCGCCATCTCCGCAATGCAGTCCTCAATAAAATCACTGCGTTCGGTCGCGGCGTTAAGTTGTGCTTTCAGCAGTTTATTTTCCTGCTCCAGTTCTGCGTTGGTTTTCGGGATAACCGGCTTCGGCAGTTTCGCCTTATCCGCCTCGATTTCCTCGGCAGTGCGCTCTACGACCTTGCCGTCTACGAGCTTATAGCGCAGAACCGCGCCGTCGTAGAGCGGCTTATCGAGATAATGGCTCTGCGCGAGCGAAAATCTATCGCCATAGCCTTCATCGATTTTTATCCATCCGGTAAGGTCTGCCGGGAGGGAATACTCTCCCTCCAAACGCAAAACACGGCTATCACTGTCCGTCTGGACGTATACACGGGATTTTGGGGTTTGCATAGTGTCACCTCCTTACAGATCAGCGGAGAATAGTAGATTGTTGTTTATATCTATCCACATAAAACATGGAGATTTAGGCGTCGCGCTGCCTGTAATTTTCATGCGGATACCCACAGACCCGTTGCCAACGTTCAAGAGGGAAACATTATTGACAGTTACGCCTTCGCCGTAACTCGTGTCAACGTGTAGTATTCCGTTTACCATGCAGACGGGAGTAGCTCTCAGCGAAACTGGAGTGGGAACAACGATTACTGCTTCGGTTCCATCTGCGGAGATGTATCCTGACCCAACACAGACATAGTTAGTTGTACCTCGCGCAGAAAATAAGTACCTCTGGCACCTCCTCAGCTGCTCCCCAAAATCCGGAATTTCATTCAGCACCCAAACGCCGTTTTCCTTGTGCGCAAGGGTCTGCGTGTCGCCCAGTTCGAGCTTGATAGCGATGATTATAGCGGAGTTATCTGTTGAACCAGTAAAACCGAAATTGACTTTATTCGATTTGGCAGTCGAAAACGTAATGCTGAGAATACCGCTTGCATCTTTGCTTTCTGTTTTGGCGAGGTCGCCATCCGTTCGATTTCCGGCAATCAAGCGTAGCGGATCAGAACCCGTTCTATCTTTGTAAAGTAGAGACAGCGTATATGTCGCATTCGGTAAAGTGTTTTCGAAGTATTGCTGCACATCCCATTTTCCGCCAATTTTTATACCACCGTCAACAATGCTAAGCGTCGTGTCGTATTGCATCCACCATCTGTCGAGAGTATAAGCACCTCCTGTCGCATAATCCGTCTGCCCTCTCTGGTTCACGGGTCTCCCGAAATACCAGTTGTCGAGCAGGTTCGGGTTGACACCGCCACCGGACGTTGTGGGGATTTTCGTCAATGCCTCAGAAATCAATGTCGAATCCTCAGCGCTAACCGGAATGGTATCGCCTCGGATTTCGAGTTTTTTTCGCAGTTCAGCGAGCGTAGACGCACCGGAGATAATCTGCGCCGCTCTCACCGCAGCGTCGATTTCTTCGCCGCTAAACTGTGACGTATAAGTATCAGGCATTATGCAACCACCTTTCTTGTGAATTTCTCGTTGAAGCCCTTGCCATCGCGGGTGATAAGCCGTACGGTAGAGCTTGCGCGGTATGCGCGGTAGTAAATAAGGACGCAACCCGGTGCACCGTTTCCGCCATTAGAACCTGTGCCTCCAGAACCGCCGCCGCCATTCCAATCACCACCACCGCCGCCACCGCCGCCACCGCCGCCTGCGCCGCCGGTGCCACCCATGCCCAATGTTGCTGGGATTTCCGGGATGATTGTTGCGTTACCGCCCGCACCACCATCGCCGTTATAGTGCCGAACCGTGCCATCTTCACCATCATTGCCCATGGCTGCGCCGCCACCGCCACCACCGCGTGAACTAGGCGATCCCGTTGTATACGCTCCTGCCTTACCGCCCTTGTACGTTCCAACATCCTCGCCATCTTCCGGAAATTTTACACCTTCATGGCCGCCAGCACCACCAGCACCGCCAGAAACACCTTTGTTTCCTGTATTAGCATAAAACGTGCCTGTTGTGGTATCTGTATATCCGGTACTTGAAGTCGAACCGTCTGCGGAAGTGTAATTGCCGAAAGTCGTATCACCGCCAAGACTACCAGCGACTTCGTTGCCGTCGGAATATACGCCACCCGTGCCACCTGTTCCGATGACAATCGCATATGTTGTCCCTTGTGCGACCCGGATGTTCACGACATAAATCTTTCCGCCTGCGCCGCCCGCGCCACCTGCGCCGCCCGCGCCACCTGCGCCACCTGCGTCGCTATCCTCGCCATCCTCGCCCTTATTTCCACAAGAACCGCCTTGCCCGCCACCAATCAGCACCACGCGAACGCTTGTCACTTCTTCCGGCGCAGTCCACGTTCCATCTTCGGTCAAAACTTCGACCGTATCGTAATATTCCTGTTCTCCAATGTCCTGTGGCTTATAGTCAATCAGCACACTTTCCTCTGCCGCGAGTTTGCCGGATACCGTAATATCCGCACTTTCAATGCAGCCAGAGACTGTGCCACCGTAAGGATGCGCAATCTTCACTACATCACCGGGCACTTCACGCTTGGTTGCGATTTTGTAATTGATACGTTCGTTGTGGCTGTAATACTCGGCAAGGCGTTCTGCAACCGCTGTTGCGTTGACAAGAGACACGAGCGTCGCATTCTCTACCTTTACCGTGTTATCTGATTGTGTAACAAGCTCGCGTGTTTTGGGCTTAATCTGCTGCATTACCTGCCGGGTAACGTGCGTATACTTTTTACCCGTCAGCACGCCAGAGCCTGCCGAAACCGTTGCCCAGTTTGCACCGCTTGCAAGAATGGAAAACCCGGATGCCGCGAGGTCGTAGCACGGTTCGTCGAAGGTGATTTTGTCGCCTGCCGACGTTGTGCCCTTGAAAAGCTCCGTCGTTTCCTTTGCGCTCTGCGAATAGGCGTGTTCGGTTACGATTACCTCGGTAACAGGCGTTGCGTAATCAACCGTACCGCTTGCGTAGATTTCGCCTGCGTCGATTGCGCTTGCCTCGCCGCTCCACAGACCTTCAATGCGAATTGCACCGTCAAAGTCAACCTTCAACGTAGCACCAATCGCAAAAAGCACCTGCGTGAGATTTTCACGCCGCGTCGCGATAGGAAGCCAGCCGTAAAGCTCAATATTTGCAATATTTGTTTTGACGTAAACCGTCAGCGGTGAGCAAATGTCCTCGCACACTTTCTTCACGGTTTCGCCTGTGTAAATACCGCCGTCGTGGTAGGTTTCATCCAGCAGGCCAACGGTCGATGTGCAGGAGAAATGGTATGTGTTGATAGCTGTTCGGCTGACCTTCTGCACATAATAGATTCCCATTTGTTCATCATTATGGAAATACGTCAATGGTGTGTTGCGGATAAATTCGGTTAATGTGGTGTCTTCACTGTATACATCGAAACTAAAAGTATCAATTTCCTGTGATGCAGCAATCGGGGAACGTGCTTGATACACATTCCCCGACTTTACATCTGTTGCCGTGAACACCTTATCCAGATAAAGAATTTTATTTGTTCCCATGTGTCACGTCCTTTGCGGTGCCATTGCGATAAACTGAACGGAAAGCCCCGTCCAGTATGCTTCTCCGGGTTTCTTGCGAATGAGGTTATCTTGTCCAGCAGTAACATATGCGTTAAACGTAAGCGTGCTCTGTGCATACGGAACAACAATTCTGTGACTGTCCTGCGGTGCACTCAGAACCTCGTACAGCGCATCGTAGTCGCCGTACTTGCCAACTGCGGGAAGAATCGTAATCTCGTAGTTGTAAAACGTACCGATAATGTCGCGAATCATTGCGCCGCTGAGCGTTCGCTCTGCGTTTTTGCCGTCAAGCACCTGAAATTTACGGGTAAGGCTTGTAACCAGAACGTTGTACTTCTTGCCGTCTACGGTAAGTTCCATTTATGCACCTCCTGTTACAAGGCTCACGCCGCGCCGCCGCGTTTCGCCGCTGTTGTACGGGCCAGTAATGCGTGCAAACTTCGCGCCGTCGATGTAAAGCTCGATAGGCTGACTACTGTTTCCAGTGCCGCTGCGTGCATCCAGTGCCGCGTTAAACGCATCAATCATGGTAGACAGCGGGGTTTCCACGTTCACACCGCTTTTCTGATCGCCCAGCAGAGCGAGGAATTCGCTGTTCGGACTGATAACCGCGCCGTTTGCAAGGGCGGGGATATCGCTCGTAGAAAGCGCAACAGGTCGATCGGCATTGCCGAGACTGTAGGCTCTTGTGGACGATGCAGATCGTTTGCTTGCAGCGTTGATGTTCTTATACACCATGCCAATGCCGATAGCCAATGCAGCAGCCGCCGCGATAGCACCCGCTGCGCCGGTTACTGCACCAAGTGCAACAGCCAATGCAGCAACAGCGGCAACAATTCCGTAAATAACGGTTGTTGCACGTTCCAGAGGAGTAAGATTGCTCCATGCACTCATAATTCCGGCAGTCAGCGTAATTACAAGAGCCAATACAGCCGTCAGCGGGCTAATTCCGGAGACTACCTTTCCGATTGCCGTTGCCATAGACGCAAGCTGCTGAATGATAGAAGTAATTTTGAACGCTGTAACAAAGCCAATTACTGCGTCAGTGAGAAGTGCAAGCAATGTCTTATGCTCCGCAAGGAACTGAATCACGCTTGCAAGCAGGTTAATCAAACCCGGCAATCCGGTTTGAATTACCCACGTCAGCATCGGAAGGACAACATTTTCGTACAAATCACCCAGTACATCACCGAGCGAATCCGCAAGATTCTTGATCGCTTTCAGGATATTCCTGATAGATTCCATAAGCGGCTCAAAGTTAAGATGCGCCGCCCATTGTGCAGTAGCTTCCGTGATTCGGTCAATAAATCCGAGGATAGAATCCACAATACCGAGAATTGCTTCCCAAATTTGCACGCCGTTGTTGTTCTTCTCCCACGCTTCCTGCAATCTCTGCGAGATATTTCCAATCACGTTTGCAATATTGGTGACGATGGAAATGATGTGCCCCATAATGCTTTCGCCCAAACCGGCTTGATTCCAAGCAACAAGGAACGCCTGACCGATGGAATTTACAAAGCTAACAACATTCGTAATCGCCGTCATGATAGCCTGCAACATGGCTTGTCCTGCGTTTCCACTGTTCCATGCGTTAATAAACGCTTGACCAATAGAGGTGATAATCTGAACGATCGTGTTCAGCAAGTTCATGATTGCTTGTAGCATCTGTTCGCCCGTGTTGTTCGTGTTCCACGCATTGGTAAATGCCGTTGCAATGGCGGTAATCAGATCGAAGATAGTTTGCAGCAGCAGTTGAATGTTGTTAAGCGTTTCAAGTCCGGTTCCGTTCGTCCAGATTGCCATAAACGACTGACCGATAGCGGAAACCATGTCTTTCAGCGCAGAAAGAGCGTTCTTTGCGCTTTCAATAGTCTGCTGTCCGTACTGCGCCCACGAATCCTGAAATACTTTCCAGAAGTCAGTGAGCCATTGCGGTGTCTGATTTTTTGCTGCGGAATAATCCGTATCAAACTTAGGTGCGCTCGGGTCGGTCGTGTTATTGCTGTTATTGGTTAATTTCTGGACTGTATCGAACGATGCAAGAGCCTTTTCAGCTTTCTTCGCAGACGATGCCGTGGAATCCAGTGCATCCGTTTGCTTGTTCAGTTCCTTTGCATTTTCCTGTGCCTGCTGTGCGGTCGTACCGAACACAGACGCGATAAACTGCGCCATCTGCGCCGTTACCTGTGCAAGAGCCTGCATCAACTTATTCAGCCACGGAATAATAGATTCATAGATAGGCTGAAACGCCGTCAGCAGGTTACTTTTCACCTGTCCAAACGACTTTGCAAACGTTTGGTTCGCAAGCAGAGCCTTGCCCAAACGGTCAGCCATTGCCGTAAGCGCTTTGGAAATCAAGTTGAAGAACAACGCGCCCGCAACGATAGATCGCAGACGCACACCGAACGACTGTACGCCGCCCGTTGCTTTCTTCATGGACTTTTGGCTGGAACGTCCGAAATTGGCGAATTTGGCTTTGAGCTTGTCAATCGCTGCGCCCAATTTTCCGCCGAGAAAATTTTGCAGACTTCCGACAGACGTTTTCAAGCCAGCGCCCAAACCCGCAATAACTCGTTTCAGCTTAGCCATTTTGGAATTTGTCTGACTTACGAAGTCATTCATTTCCGACTTGGACTGTTTCAGCCCGGCCTTCATGTTCTCTAACTGCGTGGTCTCATTGGCAAGGCTTTGCCGTACATTCTGACCGGCGCTGCTCATCGTGGACGATTGCTTGATCTCGGCAAGCTGTTGTTTCAGTTGTGCCGCTTTATCATCTGCGTTTCGCAGAGCTTCGCCCAATTTATCCGATTCAGCAACAAGCGAATTCAGCTTTTGCGCCGATTCCGAGAATTCCTCCTGTGGGATTGCGCCCGTTGCCGCCTGTTTCAGTTTGGTGTTGTAATCGCTCTGAGCCTTTTCAATCTCAGCGTTTACTTCATCCAACCGAGCAGCCAGACGTGCGGCTTCTTTCTCCGTTGCTGCAAGGTCGGCTTGCATTTTAATGCCCTTCGTTCCGCCAGCGGCTACCTTGTTCCACTGTTCAGCAAGTTTATGTACCTTTGCGGCTTGTTTATCTACGGCGGCTGATTGCTTTTCAATGTCTTTCGTCATTTGTGCAATCTGCTTTTTCGCTTGTTCGTCGCTTACAGTAGCGTCGATTCTGATAGAGCCATCCGCCATTTATTCACCGCCTTTCTAATTGATCTGCGCCCAGAAAGCGTCAATAGCTTCCTTTTCCTCCTCGGAAAGTGCGGGTGCAGGGGTTAAATTACGTTTGAGACGTTCGTATTCCTGTTTCTGTTTTCCCTTCATTTTGCTTGTGTCCGTGCCTCTGATTTGCAGGGCATGAGACATTGCCGAATCTTCGTTAAGGCTTTCCATCATTGCCATAAACTCAAACCAGTGCAGATTGACCTTGTGCAGCTCAATGCCGAACGTCTGCCTGAAAGATGCGTACAACCGTGCAGAATCGAAATCGAACCACATCATGCGTTTACCGCCGGGTTCAATCTCTCTATCGTCGCCACATCGAACAAACCACTGCAAACCTTCCAGTGCAATGTCAATGGGTGGCGTCCCTGCTCCGTAAAGCAAAGATAATGCCACCCATACACGGTCATTATCGCTTAAATTCGGGTCGTCCAGTGCAAGGGAAATCTGAATGCCGATTCTGTAATCCGTGCGAATCAGATACCCCTTGTAAGAGCTTGGCAGGCGGTCGAGCAGCATGTTAAACACTGCCGACACGCTCCGCGCTGTACTTGCTCATGTTTGCTGCACGCTTCTCAACGTGGCTGTCAATGATGGGGGTAAGCTGTGCGAAGAAATCAAGGAACTGGTCGGAGGACGGAAGCACCGCACCAAACACCTTCGCGCAAGTATTTTCGCCAATCAGCGCGTCGATTTTGTCCTTAACGTCTTTGTCAAACGCTACGATATCGTCCAGAGTGTCCAGAACGTCGCCTTTCTTCTCGGAAATAGCCGTTGCCTTGTCTTTGATTTCATTCAGCAGGTCGAAAAAGCCTTTGACAAAGCTATCATCAGACAGCGGAAGGGAGATCGTCTCTCCCTTGTCGTTGACTTCAATAACCTTTACGCCGCTGTTTACGCGGATACTATCCATTCCTCGTTACCTCCTTATACGGATACGTTCGCAGTGAATACCGGTGCGCCGCCGGTGATCTTAACAGTGCCCGGGATCGGGTCGCCTACATAGTTCAGCGTATATTCCAGCGTCGGAGATTCGCCGCCTGCGCCGCCGTAGGTATCAACCTGTACAGATACTTCCTGTACTTCTGCAACGTAGGTTGCAGTGTCGCTGTCGCTGGTAGCATTCCACATGTCCACATTCAGCAGCCATGCGTGAGAATCTGCCAGAGTAGCACGAGCGCGACGCTTCTTGTCGATAAACTCAAACACATCGTCGCCCTTGGTGCACTGCTGAGAAACGCTCATGGTCGGCTGATAGCCGGTAATCTCAGTAGTTGCAGAATCAGAGATAATGTCCTGCTCGGTCTCGGTCTGTGCACCGTAGTCCGTAGATGCTTCGGTTACGTTCTTGCCGATTCGTGCCCACTTTGCAGTGGAATACTCGCCCATCTTTTCGGTAGTATCCAGAAAGTGTGCAATCAGAGGACGTTTAATCTTTTCAGTTGCCATTTTTACACCTCAACTTCATAGTTAATGGTTAAGAGGATTTGGTAATCCTCGGTTAAATCTTCGTATCGAGCGATAAGCCCCGCAGGGATCGTTCGCTCAACAGATGTGACGGTCATTCCCTCGCCGAGATCAGGCGGGTTTTCTTCCGCCCACGCTCCCAGCTCATTCAGCAATGATTCAACGTCGAGACGTTCCTCGCTGTCGGTCGGCAGGGCGCGATACATCACGCCGAACGGGTACTGTGCAGCATATCCGCCGTCAATGTACTGTGCGGTTTTATACGCGCTCTGCACACTGGTAAGCATCATGCCTGACCGTTCCGGCGGGAGATATTCAAACTCGATTTCGGGAGCATAGCCTTTCAGCCATAAAAGAACAGCCCGTGAAACACCGTCTTGTTCACGAGCTGTTACCGTGTTCAATTTCTCACTCATCGGTCAAAATCTTGCGCACTCCTTCCATCCAGCGCGTTTCATTCAACGCCTTGCTTGCCTCGAACCAGTGAGAACGCGCGTTCTTGTGCATTCCCTTGCTGTATTTGAGGTTTCGATCTGTCAATGCCTTGCGTGTGCCCTTGGGTGCAAACGTACTGCCGGTTGCAGGGTCAATCATGACCTTGCCGTAATACTGAAACCGCGCATACGGGGACGCATAAACGATGGTATTCCCCTGTCGGTGCACATTCATTGCCAGCGCTCCGGTTCGCGCGGGAACAAACTGATCAGTGTCCTTGATGATTTCCTCACAAAGCCACTTGTTAGCCTTTACGACGCGCTTTTCCAGTACGTTTTTTGGCACTTTCAGATTCAGAGAATAGCGAATCATCGTCCGCCCACCTCCAAATGCTGCAACAGGCCGTAGTCATAGCGCGAAACGCTTGTCACCCGGTATGTCTCGTGCTTCTCACGGCATTTTTGGTAGCTTCCCTCATCCGGCACATCACCACGGGCGAAATAGTCCTTTTCGGGCGATAGCGTAAGTTTGCACGTCAGAGGGATATGCAGCGTGACGGAATCCGCGCTGTTAAGTGCGGTTTTCGTTGCCGCTGTGCCTCTGGTGCTTTCCAGCAACACGCCTGTAAGCACTGTTCGGCCGGACGGCTGAAAGATCGTCACAGTGTGCGGTAATTTCATGCTGTCACCTTTGCCCTTTCAAACTGTGTCGGCAATTCTGCCGCTTCGGAAAATGCCTTGTATTCGCGCCGTAACGCTTGCAGACGTATCTTTGCATTGTTGGCTTGCTCGGTATCACCGGCAGCTTCAAACGCCATCCTACGCCGTGTCTGCTTCCTCATAGCTGTTTCCAACTTGCGCTGCATCTGCGTCGCTTCGTAGGCGGTGTAAGTCTTGCCCTGATACTCAAACGGCGGCGGGTCGATGTTCTTTAGTTCATCGTCCGTATAGACGCGCTCAGAAACGCCCTCCAAAAACGGATGCCGGTGGTGTCTACAGTTAGCGCCCTCCAAGCCGTCAACCTGTCCCAATCCGCAAACCTTGTAGATATTCGGGTACTTGCTGCCGTCTTTTGTGGCGTATACCTTGCCTTGCCAGCGCTTATGATTTGACCAAACGTGCGGTTTGTCCTTATCGCGTGCTCCACGATGGGCGGTCACTTCGTATAAGTCGGTTTCCAACACCTCCGCCGCTTCTTCGGCATACTTGGATGTAACCTGATTCAGACCGGTTACAATAGCGCGCCGCGCCGCAACGTCAGCATGGTTCATCCAACCGGACGCATAATCAACGGTACGAATACCGCTGTCAGCCAGTTCCCGTACAGCATCTTCAAGTGCCTGCTGCACCGTAAAGCCGCCGGAGTACACTTTCATTTCTGCCTTATCAAGCACAGCCTGATAGGCTTTAGCGATAGGGCGGAACACGATTTCGCCGTTCGTCTGCACAGCAAAACCCAAAGAACGGGTAATGTTGCGGTACTCATCGAGCATTTGCTTGCGAATCAGTTCAATTTCTCGCGCCGTCACGATTTCGAGCGGCATTGTAATACCCGCCTTGTCGGACAGCTCGCCGTAATACTCACGGTTCAGCTTTACAACGCGGTCAAGCGCATCCTGCACTTCCTCTGTGCTGGTCTTGGTATGATTTGCGATACGCCGTTCGATGGTATCCATATCCAGACCATAGGTTTTCAGCGTGCGTATGTCGTTTATCGTTACCTCGTTCAGTTCGCCGGTCAACTTGAAGCGGGAGCAAATCTCACGCAACAGGTCATCTTCCATTGCGAGGATTGCTTTCACAAGCGGTTTAGGCGCGTTTTCAAGGTATTCCGGAGTAATAGGATACTTCATCAGCCGATACCGCCATAGAGTAAGCCAGTACCGCACAAATACTGTGCGATAAGTCGTTTTTGCCGATCTTCAATGCTCTGCACCTGTGCAGCAATAGCAGAGTTAGCGCCGTAACTGCGAGACCACGAGCCTACACTCTCAGAGGATACCGCGCCGCCGTCCGTAGAAAAGACGGCGGATTCTGCGGTTTCCTGATTGTGCATGACTTCTGCCAGCGCACAGTTAAGGCGTTTTACTCGGTGCATTACAGCGTCGCTCAGAACGCCGTCAGAGCGTCCGAGCGTTGCGCAAGAGATAATATCCGCCGCTCTCCCTGCTACGCGGTCGTAATCCTTCTCATCAATCAGATTACCCTTATAACAGGTGCGGTAAAAGTCATAGTTTGCGTACACGGCGGATTGCTCCTTTCTTTACGACGGCAGGGTTACAGTTGCAATGTACAGGCCGTTCGGGTCGGGCAGAACCGGGATAAACATACCGGATGCCTTAGTCCAGATTGCAACCGGGTCAGGGGTCTGCCACTGGGTCATGGTGATGTACTGGTTCTGCGATGCAGCAGTAAATGCGCCCTGTGCTTCCTCTTCCGGAGTTACGCCCCACAGGCCAGCGCCGAACGAACCGTTTGCCATGGTTGCGAGGAACGCAATCTTGTTCTTCGGGAAGTAGCGCTGAGTGGTCAGCGTGCCGTCTGCCTTTTCGTAGTTGTAAACCTGATCGTTTACAGTGATGCGCTCGATGCCGAACAGACGGGAGAACAGGCTCGTAATTTCGTCCTGAGTTGCCAGACGACCAGCGAAAGCAGAGCCGAAAAGCGCGTTCTGGATAACAGCGCTCTTAGCAAGCAGGCTGAGAACAGCAGAGCTGGTGACAATCTCACGCAGTACGCGGCCGGTTGCAATAGCAGCGTCGCGCACGCCCTGAATATCGTCGAGGATGGTCTTTGCCTTTGCCTCGGTAGACCAATCGAAAGCCTTGTTCGTGTGGTCGGTCGGAACACCGAAGTCGATAGTGGTATTGACGTGGTTCTCGTTGATGGTCATCTTGCCGGTTGCAAGAAGCTCCTGCTTTGCAACCTCGGTACGGGTCTTTACACCCTCGGCCAGACGCGCCATATCGTCAAAGATATAGTCGAGAATCTCGTTGTTGGTGCTTACGCCGTGGTTGCGGAGCAGGCGGACACGCTCAGAAAGGTTGATCTTGCGCTTGATGAGCAGCTTCTCAACGGTTACGATGCTTGCAGTCGGGCGGGAGCCGATCTGTGCCTCTGCGTCGAGCGCGTGCACGGTTGCCATGGTCGGCAGGTATGCGCTGTCAGACATAGCGAGATACTTTGCGGTGATGTTCTGCGTCTTCTGGTCAGGGAACAGGCGGTCGCCGGACAGCTCCGGGCGTGCAATGTTGAAATTCTGACCGAAGTCCAGCAGTTCAGCTTCTTTCAGCAGTTCTACAAATTCCATAGGTTATTACTCCTTTACGCTCTGGTGGTTTCCGGCGCGTTAACAAAAACAACGCCGCTCTTTTCGAGGGTGGACTTTGCGCCAGTCTTGGAGCTATCGTCCGCGCTCGGCTGTGCGGGCAGGCGGTTTGCATATACACGGCCAGCAACAATAACAGCAGCTACACGGTCGCCGTTGGTTACGTCCACATCCTCAAACACAATGCCCTCTGCGGTGTTGTCGTTCAGCGGGAAGATAGTGCCCTGCTTAACAACCTTTCGATTGCCATCAGCAGTGCCGAGGGTTGCGGGAATGAGACGGGTCTTGGTGATCAGACCAACTTCGCTTGCGAGGATAGACGGCTTGCGTGCACCGTCAACTTTGTTTACATAAGTGCCCATAGGTTATTTACTCCTTTCCCTTGGGTGCGAACTGTGCGGAATACCGCTGCGCAGCCAGACCGGCAGCACTTACCGTATGCGGTGCGGGATTCTGAATCGGATTTGCAAACGTCGGAGCGGGTTTTTCGCTCTGAAATGCCGCCGGGTCGGATTCCTGCTGCTTCTTGCAGTAATCGTCAAAGCCGGTCAGCGTGCCGTCCTTCATTTCCAGTTTGTTTGCGGTCAGGTCAGCGATAAATGCCTTTTCTGCCGCCTTGGACGTAAACTTGATGCCCTTTGCAGCAATGCCGGAGCGTACCGCGTCCGCATAGTCTCGCGCATCAAGTTTGCTCTGAAAGTCTGCGGTGTCGGTGTCGTACTTCTTTTGCAGCTCATCAAGTTTGTTCTGCAAATCGTCCTTGTCACCCGCGTTCTTCTTCAAGTCCTCAATGTCCTTGTCGCGCTGGGTGAGCTGTTCGCGCAGATCGGCAACGTCTTTCTTTGCGTCTGTCGCCTGCTGCTTGTACTTCTCAACATCCTTGCCGTTCAGTGCAAAAACCTTATCTGCCTGTTCGTCAGTCAGACCGATTTCTAACAGTTCTTCCTTCTTCATGTGTGTACTCCTTTCAGATTAGGCGTTTTAGGTGGTCGCCATCACCCATCCGCCCGCACTTTTAGGCTTGCGGGATAGCCAATTTCCGTAGTTTAATGCCGTTGCGGGCATGAAAAAAGCGCCTTTCGGCGCTGGATTCACTTTATCAAAGTGGGATATGCGATTATCAAAGTCGATTTACTAACAGTTTGATTATTCCTCTCCCTCTGTTAACTTTTCAGCGTTCGGCATCATTGCCCGCGCTTCTTCCTCGGTTACGCCGTACTTCTTTGCAATGTACAGCTCGCCTCGAATGAGACCGGCAGAAACGTCATTGCGCATATCCGCAAGTTCTTTCTGCTTGCTCTCGGTGTCCTGCACAACGCCGTCGCCCCAATCACACTGCAAGTCCCAATCACCAGCAGGCGCAAGACCGTAAAGCGTGGCGTAAACGTCCATTCCATACAACAGGCCGTTCAGAGCGTGTTCAAGTGCCGCCTGCGTATCCCTCACGGTGACGTACATTGTCTGCTTACTGGATACGATCTCGGTTGCGGTTGCGTTTACCGTCTGAGGGTCGGACAGCGTTCCGAAAGACAAGCCGCAGTTCAGCTCGATCATCTTCAATGTGTCTTGGAAGCCCTTGTATAGTGCATCATTGCGGAATTCCGGCGAAAACTCCTGATAGAAGTCTGCGTTTTCAAACGGCATCCGGCGGAACAGACGGTCACGGAGCAGCGGGTTCGTGTGCAATAGTCCGTGCTCATCTGTAACGCGCTGTGGAATCGCAGAATCACTCATCAGGATACGGCGTTCGCCGCTTTCATATTCCCACATGAGCCGCTCCCACTGCTGGTCAGCCTGCCGGATGAGGTCAACTGCTGCGCCGCTGTAAAGCGACACACCGAGCGGGCTTTCCGGCTCGATGTTGTTTGCGATCGGCACTTTGAAAAAACCGAAAAGCGGGCGTTCTACGTTCTGAATCGTCGTTTCCGGCGCAATCTGTGCCCAGTCCTCTACAGTATTCAGCGGTACTTCCGAGCCGATACTACCGTTCTTGTCGGAGTTGTACGCCTTGTTCTTGATGGTGTACACGCCGCTTTTCAGTTCGTGGTACTCCAATTTGGTATAATATCGGTTCTTTTCTCGCTTGGTATCCGCGAACACTGCCGCTGTGATTTCGCCGTTGCTGTCAACACTGACCGGGTACGCGCTGCCGACTGTGTTAAAGTCCACAAGCACACGGTTCTCTGAGACAAACGGCTTGTAGAAGAAACCGCCGACAGAAAGACCCTTTTCAACGTCAATTCGCATGTGCGGAATCATACCGCGCAGGCTTTCGTTTAGAAACTCTGCTCGTGCGCCGCCATCAACAGTGATGGTGCTTTCAATGGTGGTTGGGCGTGCCACTGCTCGGCAGATAGCCGACGGCAGGCCGCAAGACGTAACATTCCGGTTGCCGTGCTGACCGAGCCACTCGGCATCGTCCATATACATCCGTCGCCACAGGTCAATGTTTGACTGCATCGTGGAATCATAGACCGCCGTTGCCCCTGTCAGTTCTTCAATTTTGTTTGCCGGAATCATTGCTTGCCTCACCGCCTTTATTAACTGCTTCAACCGTTCAAACATTCACAAGCCCCCTTGCTCTAACCTCTCGGCGCACTATCGTCTGGAAGTAATAGCGTGATGCGTCCATATCATGGTCGAACTCCTTGATAACCGCATCTTCGGGGGATTTATCGTCCCACATATACATGCCGAATTCGTCGATTGCTCCGGTACAGCTTGCATTGTACTGTGCATAACCAGCGGCAAGCAGCGTTCCCATCAGGCGGATACCGTCAAGCACGCTGTTGTCTGCGTCACGCACACGGAATTTACCGTGTCTGCGGATTGTTTCCTTGAACGATGCAGCCGAGGGGTCAATAATGATCGCCTCGATATACTGACCACCGACGAACGTTTCAAGATCGGCGTAGTATTCCTCATCTGTTTTCTGTTTCTTCTCCTTGCGGCTGTCGTGCCGATACGCACGCACGCAAGTTGATTTGCAGGTCATTTCATCAAACCGCCAAAGCTGGAACACGGTCGGGTTAATCGTGCCGTAGTCACAGGACACAAACCAGCGATTGCCGGAACCTTCACCATCCGTAACGTGCAGTTCGGTCGAGAACATAGGATAAACCAGACCCTCTGCAACACGTCGCATACCGAGGATATCACGCTGATACCAGATGCTCTTGCGGTCGTATGTCGCAAGGATTTCTTTCAAGCGTTCATCCGATACGGAAAGGTTGTCTGCAATGGTGAAATGTCCGTAGTTAAAGCCGTAGTTGGGGTTCTCCTGCTGCTTCTCCATATGGAAGTTGAGCACGTCCGTGTAGTACGGGTGGTTCTCGCCCTTCGGGTTAAGATCGTGATAAATGCCACGGTCGCCGCTCGTCATGGTACGGTCAAAGACTTCCTGCACAAACTTAGGGTGGCACTCGTTTGCCTCGGTGATATACGCAAGGCCGTAAGTGTTGCCCTTGATGTTCTTCTCGTCGCCGTCTTTACGACCGCCGGATACAAGCACAATCTTCTCAGCGCCGTTCCGCGTCTTGACGTAGATGCAGTCTCGGTTCTGGTACTTACCTACCCGGCAATTCTGCTTGCCGAAATAGTTAATCATGCCGTAACCGTCGCAGTCGATGATATTAAGCATTGCCGACGCAGTAGAAACGCCTGCAATGAGGTGGAATCTGTTCGGGTGCTTTTCCAATCGAGCGCAGAACGCCGTTGTTTGCAATACGTTCTTACCGCCACGCTTGCCGCCCTCGGCCACGTTGAACCAGCTATGAAGGGATTTATAGAAATAATCCACTTGTTTTTTCGTGAACGGTGCGGGGATATTATCCATCTTCAAAATCCTTTATGTCTCTGTCCGGTGCAGGCTTCATCAGCATATCAACGAGCGGCTGCACGCCATTGTCGTTGTCGCTTTCCATCGGTGCAGCGGTATCGCTCTGCCCGAGGTACTGCCTACCTAACCAGATCAGCATTTGTATATTTCCACCTTTAGCCGCCTGTACCTGCCAATGTCTCAAACGCAAGCGCATCTGTGACACGCCGCGTACATAAGCCGCCCTTACATCCTTGCGATTCAGAAAGTTTCCTCTCGCAAAGTCCAGAGCGTCCGCAATGTCCGCTTGGGTGTTGCCCTCTGCGGCAAGTTCTTCGACGGCTTCAAGATCAATTACTTTCTTCGGTCTGCCTCTCGGCATTTCCTAACCTCCTTTCACCCAATAGAAAAGCACCGGGAAAGTCTCGGTGCTTTGTCTGTTGAGTTGTGTTTGCTTAGGTCGAGGACGAGCGAGCGCCACGAGCGCCAACCGCACGACGGCCAACCGCTACACTGCGGCGACGAGTGCCGCCGGAACGACCACGGTTTGCCAGTCTACCACTGCCATAACCACTACCCATGCTCCACACCTCCTTTCAGAGTATACAAAAAGGACTATCTTTCGCAGATAATCCTTTCCGTTATATTTATTCACCAATGATTTTGCTCAAATATTCTTTTGAGCCTTTGCCGATTCGCGCAAACTTCATATCTTCGGTCTTAATCGGACGCTTGACCGCCCGCGCGAATTCCTTGCCTTCGATATACTTTAGATCGGTATCGAATTCGAGGGATGCGAGAAATTCCTCTTTCTGCGCTCTGCTGGTAAAGCAGATACAACACCAATATTCAGTGTCGCACATATCGCGGAATCGCTTGTTCTCAGCGCCCATGCGCTCACGGAAACTCTTTTCTACGTCTCCCAGTTCATCGAGGCACTCGCTTTCGAGCTGCTCTAATTCAATGTGATCATCTTTTGTTTCCTTAACTTCGTCGTCGTTCCAATATCCCATTACAGTTCGCCCCTCCTGAATAACTCCAACTCTGCCAGCGGGAACCATGTGATAATCTTCTCGTAGTCCCGCGGGAAATTCTCCTTGATCGGCTTCAAGAACCGATAATCAATACCGTCGAACGTTCTGCCGAACAGCTTATAGTCTACCGGCAGCCGAACACCGCTTGCATCAAATTCGCGCAGCAGGTCGGCTTTTACCCAGTCGAACACCGGATAGAACCGCTTTGCATTGTGGTTGATCGCTCCATGTGTTTTCATGGCGATACGCCGCATAGGACTGTCTGCCATTCTAACGCCGGTCGCAGTGTATACGCATTCCGGCAGTCGCTTACATTCACGGATGATCTCTCCAATTTCGGCATCATCATATTCTTCGCCCGGCAAGTCTAGCGCCTCGATCTTGGTTACATGCTCCGGCGATTGGAAGACCAGATTTCGCAGCAGCCGGTACAGTGATCTGTGCGGCAGTCTGTAAATGTGAGTGCCGAAAAAATCCTCATAGTATGCAAGGCTCTTTTCGACAAACTCCAAGCCGGGCACTGTATAGCAGTAGTACGGTACGATGTGCTTGAAATACTTCCTCAACTGCAACCACGCTGCAATGCTGTCCTTACCTGTGGAAAACGCTAAGATCGCGGTATCGCATTCCTCTGCCATAGTACGGCACAGGCTCTCGCCGCTGCTTGCATCTACTCTATCATACACTACGCTTTGTCCTCCTTGTCCTTGTCCATCTGGACGCGCACAGCGCCCAATATGTAGGTACTTACCGCCTTGCCTGCATCGGCTGCGGCCTGCCTGATCTGTGCGCCCTCCTCTTTTGTTGGACGCAATGTGATTGCATCTCTGCGCCGGTTGTATTCGATGCTTGCCTTCTTCTGTGCTTCTGTGCCTGTGTACTTTTGCGCTGCCATTATCAGCCCTCCTTGTACACATATCATACTACTTTTGCCCTCTGTCAGTCTACTGACATATTGCACAAATCAGTCAACTGATATTTGTGCAGTTTTCCTCTTGTTTGTGTCAGTCTACTGATATATAATATAGGCACAGTAAAGGAAACGAACACCGAAAGGAAGTAATCAATATGTTAACTAACCGAGAAACCAACGCAGCAATCAAGCGCGAGCTGAAAGCCGCAGGCTACAACACCAAGTCCTTCAAGGTATCCGTTAAGGATTGCGGATACAGCACCAGCGCACATGTTACGATCAAAGATCCGGCTGTTAAGCGCAGTGACGTTGAGAAGCTGCTCATGCACTGGGACGAGATCGACCGCGACGAGCGCACCGGTGAAATCCTCGCAGGCGGCAACTTTTATATGTTTGTCGATTATGAGTACGGCCTCTTTGATGAGGTATCCGCCAAGTACATCGACGAGGCGGAAAAGGTGCTCAGAAGTTCCGAGGACATCGTAACGGTTCGTCCTGGTCTCCTGTACTATGACTACCGCCTGCACGACAACAAAAGCCGCTGCACCGCCATTGGCGGAGCGAAAGAACTTGCTAAGTACATTTACCTGTATCAGCAGTTCGGCACGATCGGCGCTTAAACGGTTCTCGCGGGTTCACCCTTAAAGCCCGCACCCATAAATTTTAATTTGGAGGTACACACCATGAAAACCAATTACCCAATCCTCACCAAGCAGAACGCAGTCATCGGCAACAAGTACGCATCCGCAGGCGATGGTTATATCACCCTTAATCGTATCTACCGCATCACCGAGCAGCAAGCCGCCGAAAACTGGCTTTCCTGTCTCGATCGTTACGAGGCCGTCACTAACAAAGGCGATACTCTCAACGCTGCATTCCCTGATAGCGACCTATTCGACTTTAACCGCTGGAACTAACCACCACCCGCCCCGGAGGAACGAAGGCAGAAAGGAAAACCATCATGACTAAGCAAGACCTCATCTCCTGGGCACGCTCCCAGACCAGCAGCTACCGCTCTACCATCCTCAGTAATACCGATACCCTGTATCATATCCGTTATGACTTTGCCAACGGCGACCGCTACGATCACCTTGAATCCGGACGCTGGCCGCATATCGAGATCATCGACCGCATCAACGGCGAGACCGTACACAACACCATCAAGACCCGATAAGGAGGAACCAACATGACTAAGCTAATCGCCATTATCGCCGCCCTGCTGCAGATCGTACCGGCCACCCGCACCATATCCGGCGAGGTGTACCGCATCGACTACCCGACCGGCACGCAGGACGCGCCTATTGTTACCATCGTCACCGAGGACGGCAACGAGTGGATCACAGATGACTACATCGCACCGCGTCACACACCGCTGCAGATCACATTCAGCACCAACAGCACCGAGGACGTAACCGACGATGAGATCATTTCCATCACATCCACCTGGACGCGTTAAGCATGGGAGCCTCACCGCTCCCTCTCATTCTCCCGCCCGGCTCACGCACCCGCAGCGGAACATATGCAACTTGCACAAATCCCCGACCGATATTTTCACCACCATTTTGGTGGTTTCCTGTTGACATACCACCAATTTGGTGGTATAATAAAACCATAGAAAAGAGATACACACCCGAATAATGAAAGGAACGATCATCATGACAGTAAAGAATACTTACGGAACCGAGATCAACTACGAAGCAGCAGTAGAGCTTATGGACGATGACATTCGCGAAGAGCTTTCCGCCGAGCTGTCACCCTGCACCGAGCAGGAGTTCTTCACCGCCTACGCAAAGGCCCACGCCGAGAAGTTCGGCGAAGCGTGGGAACTCGACAAGGAAAACCCGGTATACTAAGGAGGACTAACACCATGACCGACCATCAATTCAGCATCCTGTGGGGAGAGGCTTTGACCTCTCCCGATCGTGCCGTATTTGTTTCCGATTCGGCGCTCTCTGCTATCTGGGATGACCCGGAGGACTCACTGGTTCCCGCAGATCGTCTCCGCGAACTTGACGCGCTCTGGGCCGCAGCGCATACATCCATCAAGGATATGCGGCAGGCGCTCGGCCTGTCCCGTCCGGCGTTCAGCGCTCGTTTTCTCGTACCGGTCCGCACGCTGGAAAACTGGGAATCCGGTGCAAGCAAGTGCCCCGAATATGTCCGTCTCGCTCTCCTGCAGGCCGCTGGCCTGTATACCCGATGAGCGCGCCGCGTAAATGCGCCGAGTGTGGGAAAATCTTTATTCCCTCATTCGACGATCAGGTTAAATGCTCGGACTGTGCCGAAAAATCCAAAAAATCCGTAATGCGAGATCGAACCTGTCGCGAATGCGGTAAAACATTCTCCGGCGGTCCGCGTGCATGGTACTGCCCGGAGTGCCGCACAATCCGGCAGAAAGCAGCAAAGCAGCGTTACCAGTCCAAAGGTCCAAGCCGCGCGCTTGGCTCTATGGATAAATGCGAAATCTGTGGAAAAGAATATATCGTCAAATCTGCTCGTCAGCGCTACTGTCCAGATTGTGCGGAAGAAGCTGTCAAAAAAGCCGACAATGCACAAGGTCGCGAGTATATGCAGGAGTACAGAAAAACACGACAGCGTAAAACAACCCGTTTTTGCGTTCTCTGCGGTCAGCCAATACCGGACGGCCGTCAGAAGTATTGCAGTGACGCTTGTCTCAATGCATCCGCAAAGGAATCTCAGCGTAAAACCGAGGAGCGCCGAGGAAAAAAAGTCTCGTCCGAACCGCTGGTTTTTTTTGCCGAGCAATCACGCAAAACATACCCGCGGCTATGTCAACAATGCCGTACTGTTTTCTACGCCGAAAGCAGCAGTGCTAAATTTTGTCCAAACTGCGCAAACCAGCGACGTAGCCAACAGCAGCGAGACACAGCGCGTCGCAATAGCTACAACTGGACAGAGGAAGAAATCTCTCGTGGATACAAAATTCCAGTCTGTCAAATATGCGGAAAGCCGTTCATGGGCGACAGTCGCGCCCAGTTTTGCAATCACTGTTACGCAATGCGACTCCGACGCCGGAAGAAATGGCGTCTCAAGAAGAAAAATCTTCCACCAGACTTGCGGCCGAACGGTGCATTTGAATTTGTCAAATACATTGAGGATAAAAGCGGCAAATCGTTCATCCGCGCGCGCTGCAAAAAGTGCGGCAGAGTTATCGTGCGTCCGTTGGCCTACTATTACCGTGGTTTCAAATCGTGCGGTTGCTCCCAAAAACGTGCCGCAAAACCGTATGAATCATTCATTCCAGGCATCCAGACCTGCGAAAACTGCGGCAAGAAATTCTCCGCAAACACATACGCAATTTGGTGCCCCGAATGCCGAGAGACCGAAAAAAAGAATTTTATTCGCGGTTATCTCAACCGTCGTTTTGGTTATATTCCGCATGATCCCGATTTTTAACTCTTGCCCTTTTCATGACAAACCCCGCTCACCAAAGCCATAAGGTGAGCGGGGTTTACCATTATACGACTGTTTCGGTTCCGCAGGACTTGCACCCGCTTTCAGCTCTATGCAAACCGGTATACCTCCACAGGGAGGTATGAACGCTTTCGTTGCGCCTGAACGCCGGGCTTTTACCGGTGATCTCTCAGCTGTCCAGAACGGTTGTATGAAATCCAGAGAGGTATTACCTCACTTTCGCAAGTTTACTTGTGTTTCCGTCCTGATGATTAGGTTGTTTATTGCAAGAGATAAACAGACTGGTGCTCTTTCGTGGCGTGTACTTAGCCACCCGAAAGCGCCGTATCGGCTTTGTAACTTTGTTAGCAAACTGGTGTTTTGCTCTCGGCTCACTAAGTCCGTGTGAGTGCTTATCCAGTAGCACTCTCCCTCTCATTATGGGCTGTTCGGCGTTGCTCTCCGTCGTGTCGCAGTTGCTATCGGGTCGCTCCCTTCACGGGAGCGTGGATTGAAATACCTTATCGCCGCAGCAGTGGATCAAATCTACCGTCGCTCCCTTCACGGGAGCGTGGATTGAAATTGGGACTATGGGAACAACTCAACAACCCTGATTTTGTCGCTCCCTTCACGGGAG